GAGGAAATTCCCAATTTTACGCCTGAGTGGACAAGAGACTGAAGAATCTGACCTGAAGGTGTGTTCAACACCTTACATTTGCCCATTACGTTGTCACCTTCCCACCAAACTTGAGTCATAAGGTGCGAAACGTTTTTTAAGTTAACAACAGAATCTTCTGGATGGTCCAACTCACCGAGTGCTCTTTGGTCTCTCACAATCTTCTGGTAGTTCTCTATTTCTCTATCAAGAACTTCTCTTGGGTAGATTCTACCATTCTGGTTCTTTGCTTTTGCTCTCTGGATTACTCCAGTAAGATACATTACTTTGCCTTCTGAAACTTCTCTCTTCTCACTTTCGGTGAGGAAATCTTGACAAAGACCGCCTTCGCAAAGTTCATAATATTCTCTCAACAGATATTTGCTGTTCATCTTCATTCTCCAATAAATTTTTACAAAAACAAAAAGCGGGCGTTACCCGCACGAGTTAACAACCGTTCTTGCACATGCGAACTGGTTGAATCATCCATTTCTTTACAGGCATCATAACACCTCACTTTCATTTTGTTTTTACTTTTATCCCGTCGTCGTCGAACATCATAGCAAGTACATAAGAAGTTGCAGAACTTATGCACGCCAAAATGAATGCCGTGGCAGAACTTTCGTCAAAACTAAATAGTTGGGTGTAGGGGTTTATACTCCATAAAAATAAACCAACCCAAAACCCCATGCACATAGGGCATCTGAACAGTTCTCCAAGTTTTCCCTTGGTAGGTCGGATTGGGTTTAATATTGAACCGTAGATGAGTATTTGGGTGAGTCCAAAAGCAGATAAGATAAAATAAGTGAGTTCGAGCAAAGTTCCTCTTTTCAGTATATCCTGTAATAAGACTTTATTGCTGGATACTTTGGAACACTGCCCTTACTCTTCTCTTGAGGAACTTCGCCAAGTTCTGTTGAGTCCTCTTCTGATGGATTTAGTTCCGTATTTGAAATTGCATCCTCAAGCGCATCTTCATGTGCGTAATATGGTTTCTCTTCTTCGATGAACTTACCAATGGTGTAGAGTGCAACCTCAGTGGCGTCTGCGCCGATTTTTGATTCTGGATAAGAACCCTGCATTGAACCGTATACATTTCCACCTTGAATAGTCTCAGGAAGTATTACTCCCTTTTTCTGTAAGAAGGCGAACAATCTATCTTGTGCTGCATAAACATCGTCCGACATCTCATTCTTGGCAAAAGCAAGGACTTGCTTCCTCTCTGGTTGAATAACGATGTCCATGTCGTAATGGTCGTAAATCGCATAGTCACCACCTAATGTCTTTCTAAGAATCATACTCATCTTTGGATTGTATACGATATTCTTCTCTGGTTCGCCCACCTGAACTTTAATTTCTTCATTCATTTGAGTCTACCTCTCTCACAAGTTCTTGAACCTGCATAACTTTCTTAATTGTTCTCTCATCCAATGGAGTCTCCTTCAGAGAGTCAAGAAATTCAAGAACCCTGTTTGCTTTCTCAAGCATCAGTTCATCAGACTTGATTTCTTCTGATTCCAAAGACTGTCTTACCTCTGTTCTTAATCTTTCTATTTCCTCATTCAGGTAAGTCTTCAGTGACGTGCCGTTGTCAGAAACAGAGAAAATATAGCGAGACACAACCTTCTGTTGTTCTTCGTGCAGTTTCCCTGCATAAGTCTTATTAAACTTATTTGTAAAAGTTTTATATGCAATAGAATCGATGTGTTCCATAATTTCTTTTTCAGTTTTAGTCTCTGCCCTTGTTATTTCTTCGACGATTTTGTCTTCAAGTATAACCTTTTCTTCAGCGGCAATGTTATCTGAAAATAATTGACCTATGGTTGCCATTGTCTTATAATTTGGTACAAAATTTGTATATACACTTTGTCCCAATTCAACATTTATTCTCTTAATAAGTTTTGATTGCTCAGTAAAAATTCTTTGAGCACTCAACTTGTCCCTGTCTCTTCGAACTTCTGACAACACTCTTTTAGCAAACGTTTCTTCTGCTTCTTTGAGATTGATTATGGTCTTGTACGTCTGCAAGTCTTTATAAAGGATACCTCTCTTTTGAAAGTGCCTCTTGATTATTCTTGCAATTTTGCCTTGGCGCTCTTCATCACTATTTACTACTGATTTTGCCATCTCTTTGATGAGCGCCTCAAATAGAAATGCTGTGTTTCTTTTCTTGTTATGTTTGAACTTCATTACTTGTCTTCCTTTAATTGCTTATTATTCTTCTTTTCGAGGTTCTTTACAAGTGCCCTGACTTGCCAGTCAGTTAATTCTTGATTTACCTCAAGAAGCAATTTTTCATCTGCGTCAGTGTAAGTAGTTCCGTTACCCTCGTAAATACCACGAGAAAGTGTCTTTAGGTCAGACATCCCTGGCATTGTATTCCTCGGTGTGAAAGATGCTGTCTCGTCAGACCATTTGGACTTTATGGAGCGCTTCTTGGCACCTTGTGGTCTAGAGTCCACTTTCTCTGGGTGATATACTTTACCTTTTGCGCCTGGAGTTAAGTATCCGTCACGCTTTCCTGGTGCTGCCAGGAGCGCTGAGTCAGGTTCTTCACCTCCTTCATCGCCGAAATCATCTCCGTCGAGTTCATCGCCGCCAAGGTCATCGCCAAAGTCGCCGCCGTCGCCGCCGCCACCGCCGCCGCTCTCAGGTGCTTCACCTGCTGCTTCAATTGCTGCGCTTAATTTGGAATCGTGGAACATCTCCCTTTCCATTCGAACAACTTCTTCCTCAGAGAGGCGAAAAATATTCCTATAAACCCATGCCTTGGAGAAGTATCCCTCTGTTGCAGTGTCAGCAATTTCGAATTTGGCACGCAAGTGCTCCAACTCCTGCATAGAGGCAATCTGTGAAGGGTTATTTAATCTAAGTTTGAATTTAGTTAAATCTTCTCCTCTATAACCAAGAGTGTAAAGGTGAATAATACCAACCTTTTCCAATTCTGCTACAACCGAACGCTGAAGTCTCTGGATTGTTCTTGCGAAACGAATATCTTTTTGTGCGAGGGTTGCTTTATCTTCGTCTGCGCCTTCGCCTCGTGAAAGATATGATTGAGGAACCTTGAGTGCTGCAAAGAGTTTATCTCTCAAATATTTTACATCGTCGATGTCGCCTGTGAATGCCCCTCCTGGTAACGACTCAATTCTAGTATTTTCCCCACCACGGACAGGGACAAAATAATCCTCGTCAATAGAGAGTGGGTTGTAGCGAAGGTCAACACGTCCAGTATTTGCGTCAACAACTTGATTCTTCTTCATAGTTGTTACGACCTTCTGCATGTATTGTTCTACGTCTTGTGGTGAGATATTACCTACGTCAACATAGAAAACTCTTCGCTCTGGTGAGCGTGTGATTCTATAAGACATCATAGCATCTTCTAAAAGGTGAAGTTGTCGCCAGATGCGTCGTGCTGGTTCTAAAATAGAAGTTCCATAAGGAGCATATTTGTCATTACCTAAAATGCGGAAGTGTGCTACCTGCCAGTTCTCAAAAGTAAGACCAGCAGAATTCCACTGATATTGAACATAGTTAGGATTGGTTGGGTCTTCGCCTTCCATCCTCTCGACCTCAGAGGGAGGAAGTGGAATAAAAGACTTGACTCCAATCTTGTCGTCAATGTCAACATAGAGAAAGTAGTCTCCATATTTACACATTGTGCGACACCAACCATAGAGATTGAATTCTACATTCAGAACATTATAATAAAGTGCATCAAGTGTTGACTTGATTTCCTGATTAGGACACTCTATGTTTAACATCTTATTCAATTCATTATGATAAGTCATTTCGTCTGCATAGATATCCAAGGATGATGCGATGATAGGTTCGAATTCCATTTGGTCGAAATCTACATAACGCTCGTTGCGAATACGGTTGGACATAGCGTCATTGTGTATGTGCTCGAATGGATTGTATTGATTTTTCTGAAATTGTTTTCCAGAAGCAGAAGTGAAGCGAGTGGCATAATTGTCTAATGCTTGTCTCTTGAATTTTCTTCTGTTTTGCTGTCGCCTATTTACAATAGGTCCAGAGAATAATCTGGTTAATCGTTTGAATAGAACCGAATCTTCGTTTTTGATATTGTCGTCTGCCATCTATTTTACCCCTTAAAAAGACCAGGGAAGTTGGTCATTATTTCTTTCATTTGTTGAACCCCATTGGGTTCCCCATAGTTTACCATACCTGGTATCACTGTGTTAAGTTTTGTTTTGGAAGTTGACATCGCATTCAGCAATGCCTTCTTATACTCCGTATCCCTCTGATTAGAAACCAACGCAGTGTCCCTTACCCAACAAGCAATTGCCATCGACATTACAAGGTCATCATTATAACCACGCATTGCCTCTGGTTTTCCGTTGTTCCATACAAAAGTCTTCAACTCATTATAAAGACGATTTGATGTGATAGTAATTAGGTCATTTCTTATAAATTCTTCTAACTTGGCGATAATAAGAGGTCGTGTCTTCATTGAAGTGGTGAACCCAAGAACTGACCTGCTGTTAGAGCGTGCTGCTGCGGAGTCCACATACTCGTGTGTCGCCTTAATTGAATAGTAAAGGTTTGGATATCCTGCTTCTTCTAATTTTGTCAACACAGCATACCCAACATTATTGTTTTCCACAACAAGCAAGCAACCGCCATAAGTCTTTCCTGCGTCGGCAAGAAACATAGCGTAAGTATCTAAATCTACCTTTCCTTGGTACTCTGCTGCCTGTGACATCTGGGTTACGTTTATAACCTGAAATGCTGAAAAGTCTTTTCCGTCACCACGGGCGACGTCTGCCACAAGTAAATAAGATTGCGTTGGGTCGAAGTCTTCCCAGATATAATAGTTTCTGTCGAAACCTGCTTTATGATTTGGGTCGCAAATAGTTTTAGACATCTTTTCGATGTCCTCGGTATGAATAACTGTTTCGCCCGACATATTGAAATTACATTCTAACTCTTGAGCGATTTGCCTACGAGACATATTCCTAGTCTCTTTGTCGAACCAGGTATCATCTCTATCTGGGTGGACGTCCCAAGGCAGGCAGGTTGGTTTAAAATCATTATTCTCTTCCTCCGCATCAGTATAGGTCTGGTGAAACCAATTACCAACACCGTTGGGAGTTGAGAGAGCGATACACCGACCACCAGTTGATAATGTAGGATAAAGACCAGTCCATAACTCGTCCAATCCCTCAACGTGTGCTGCCTCGTCAATAACTAAAAGTGATAGTGCTTCTGAACGACCAGCGTCTGATGAAGTGGAAGTTGCTTTGATTTGAGAACCGTTGGATAACTCGAAAGAAGTTCTATTGTCCACAGAGATGTTTGCTATTTTCAACCAGTCAGGGACATTTCTCATTATGTTCTTTACTTTTTTTACCAAGTTTGCCGCTGTGCCGAACTTTGTCGCCATAACAAGAACATTTTTATCTTTGTGGAAGAGCATCATCCAAACAACATAACCTGCTGTTACGGTTGAAATACCCAACTGACGTGCCTTTAGAATAACATTGAATCGATAGTCGTTAAAGTCTCTTAATAGGTCATCTTGGAAGTCGTAGGTTCTGAACGGAATAGACCCGTGCATTGGGTGTGAAATCTTCGCATAATTATTTAGAAAATAAACGGGGTCTTTACCGCATTGGATGACTTCTGATAAAATCTTTTTCTTGGTGAGTTGATAAGACATTCAAGACTGTGCTTTCTTTATGATGGTTCGCCTACGAAACCTGCATCGATGTTTTCGATGACTTTGAGTAGCATCGTTTTAAGTCCCTCGTTGGAAATCCCATTATCAGAAAGTTCGTTAAGAATGCTTTCGATTTGTGCTTCAGCAGATTCCTGAACGTTTTCATTCTGGTGAAGTCGAACTTCTTCCTTGATGATTTCCTTTAGTCTTGCTTTTGAAATCTTCATTATGTTACCCTCTTCTCATCTGAGACAACACTTCTCGTAACTCTTCTATAAGTCGTGCTGCCTCTAGTGTAAGTGCTTCATTTGACTTTTTTCTAGTTGTAGACATAAGAAATCCAGCCATTCCGTCAAGTCTAGTAATCATAGTAGTGAGAGCATCATATTCTTGCTTGCTCATTTCTTCTTT